ACAACTACTCCGGGGAGCCGGTTGAAACCCGAGAAAAAACGAACGAACAGGGCGAACGAGAAATCGAGGTGATGATCGGAAACATTACCGACCGCAATCTCTCCTCAGGGCGTCACGACAAGGCCCTCTCGGGCAGGTACGGCATGGCCGTGCAGGGGATACACTAATGGCAGACATTGTGTGGCCTGATGAGCTTCCGGGTACGCTGAGGCTTGAAGGACTCTCAGACACGCTCGGAGACAACACCATCAGAAGCGCGGTTGACGCGGGCCCTGAAAAAACGAGGCCGCGCTCGACCGCGGCTCCCGATACGGTGAGCGGGACTATGATTGTATCGACCGCGCAGTCCGTGCTTTTAGACACCTTTTACAAGCAGACCACCGCGGGAGGGGCCCTTGAGTTCAGGTGGCGGCATCCGCGCACTGGCGCGGAAGGGTATTTCCGGTTCAAAGCTCCCCCGAGCTATACGTCGGCGGGAGGGCTGTGGATCGCAAAAATTGAAGTGGAGAAAATGGTATGAACGAGCTGTCACCTGACGGGATGAAAGCGGTACTCGCTCAATCGACTGAGGAGGTCTTTCTCACCACGGTTGTGCTTGAGCATCCGGACCTTGATGAGCCGCTGCGGATGGTCGATAACACGCAGGATATCCTGATCGCCGGCGAGGTTTACCACAAAACAGGATTTACCTTTGAGCCGCCCTCGCAGGTAGAGGGGGGCACGAGGTCGGCGCGGATCGGCATCTGTAACATCGACGGCAGGATTATCGAGATACTCCGCTCGATATCGGTTCCGCCAACGCTCACGGTCGGTGTGGTGAGGGCCGCTGAGCCAGAAATATACGAAGCCGGCCCCTTTGAGCTTACGCCTCGGTCGGTGTCCTATAACGACACGACCATTACCGCGGAACTCGTCGAGGATGTCGACGGCAGGGCAAACTGCCCCGCGATTCGGTACACGCCGTTTACCTTTCCGGGGGTGTTTTAGATGATCCCGAGTTGGGCGCGGGAGTATATCGGGATTCCCTTCCGATCAAACGGCCGCGATCGGTCGGGCTGCGACTGCTGGGGGCTTACGCGGCTCGTGCAGCGTGAGGTGTTCGGCAAAGAGCTCCCCTCCTTCGCCGACCGCTACACGGATTCCCATGACCGCGAAACCGTGGAGATCCTCATCGACGAGTATCGTCCGCTCCTGTTAGGCGAAAAGATCGACACCCCTGATATCGGGGATATAACGGTCCTCTTGTTCTCTGGCCACCGCTGCCACCTGGCCATCTATGTCGGTGACGGTAAGGTATTGCACACGGATTGTCTCACCGATAGCTGCCTTGAACTGCTTGACGGAGCGAAGCTCAAGGGCCGTTTGGAGGGTTTTTATCGTGTCCGTTAAGATTGTAGCCATTATCCATCCGTTCAAAAACGACCGCATCATCAAAGAGATTGAGCGAAAGCCGCTGCGGGACATTTATACCGAGCTGGGCGCGGCGTTTGATGTAGGGCAGGTACGATTTATGATCGGCGACGAGGTTGTCACCGACCTCAATCGGATCCCCGCGGATGGCGATGAGGTCATCATCAAGGTCGTCCCGGGATCCACAGGCCCTAAGGAACAACAAGGGGCTCTCGGTAAGTTGGGAGGTTCCGCTATTATATTCCTCGGGATCATCGTCGGCTTATCATTCGGGTGGACCGGGGTCGGAGCGGTGGTCGCGTCCTCAATGATTGGATCTGGGGTTGCTATGTTTCTCGGTGGCGTAGTGGTGTACAATTCATCAATACCCGTACCATCCTCCCCATCTTCCATCGAGCAGACTGAGCAGGCCCCCTCCTTACGCGGGAGCCGCAATAGGATGCCCTCCGGAGGAGGCCCCCCGATCTTGCTCGGACGTCACCTCATTTCTCCTGACCATGCCGCCGCGTCCTACACGAGCGTTGAGGGAAACGATCAGTTTCTCCATCAGATTTTCTGTGTCGGGCAAAGGGATATAGAAGTTGAGGCTAGTTCAGTCAAAATTGGGGACACGCCTCTGTCGTATTACTCAGGTATCACAGGGCCCGAGGTCATAACCGACGGATCCCTTCCTGCCGTTTACCCTCAAATTGTCAACGAAACACAGTTAAACCGAGAGGTGAGAAAGCTCCTTGAAGACGGCACCTCAGGCGCGATCGTGTCCACGACTCCCTCAGAGACCAGACGCATCTCGGTTGATATCGCGTTTTCTCAAGGGCTGGTCACCTATAACGATAAAGGCAACCTCGTCAACACCTCAGTTGAGATTGTCGCCGAATATAAACCGACAGGTGCTCCTGACGCTGCTTACGCGCTTCTTGGGTATTGGGCAGGAACCTCGAATGTCATCACCGCCGCAGCCAATAAGACGCTTCGCTTCCAAATAGTCAAGGATTTAGACAATGCCGACGATACGGGAGCCGACTGGGTAGAGGGCAGAAGCTACGATGTACGGCTCCGCAGGGTCTCTCCTGATTCAACAGATTCAAAGATAATTGATACGGTTTACTGGGGGTCCCTCCGCTCGATCAAATATGACCGGCCGATCGACGCGCAGACACAAAGCAGGCTCTGCATTATAGGTCTCAGGATCAAGGCCACGGATCAGCTCAACGGCATAGTGGATCAGTTCAATCTGATCGCGCAGACAAAGGTCCTTGACTACAACGGGGCCGGAACAGGCATCGCATCCTGGACCGTCCGCAAAACAAGCAACCCTGCGAGCCTTTTTTTGTATGCCCTTACTTCTACTTATGTATCGACCCAGCCGGTCTCGCTCAGCAGGGTAGATTTCCCTTCGCTTGAGGAATGGCACGCGTTCTGCGCGAACTCCGGCTACGAGTGCAACGCGGTAATATCGAGCGACATGACCCGCGACCAACTGCTTGACGCGATTTGTACGACCGGCCGCGCATCATGGCATAAATCTCAAGGAAAGTATGTCGTCGTCGTGGACAAGGAACGGTCCTCTCCTACTCAGCTTTTTTCCCATCGCAACTCTACCAATTTCAGCGCGTCAAAAGAGTTCCCTGAGCAGCCGCACGCGCTAAAAATGAAATTCATAAACGCGGATATCGGATATCAGACTGACGAGCGCGTCGTCTATGCCGACGGTTACAACAAAGACGGATCAGGCGGCAAGCTCCCGGCATCAGTTTTCAAGGACGTTGATCTATGGGGGGTAACCAAAGCCGACCAGGCGTGGAAGGACGGCAGATACAAAATCGCGTGCACGCTTCTTCGTCCCGAAATCTTCAGTTTCAGTGTCGACGTCGAATACCTCGTAAGCACACGCGGCGACTGGGTGAAGCACGCTCGCGATGTCATTCTCGTCGGGCTCGCTTCCGGAAGAATTACCGGCCTCATGCTGACAGAAAGCAATGCCATAGAATGTATCATCGTCGATGAGCGCGTGGTCATAGAGCCAGATACCGAGTACGCTGTCGAGATTAGAAAATCTGACGGCACCTTTGTATTCGCCTCGGTCGTATCGCCCGCTGGGACGACGAATGAGCTCCTATTTGCCGAGCCTGTGTCAGCCTCAGAGGCGCCTAAGGTCGGAGATTTTTTCGCATTTGGAAAGGCAGGAAAAGTCACCCTTGACGCGATCATCACTGCAATTGAACCCGAAAGCGGACTCAGGGCCAAATTAACACTAGTTGATTACGCGCCTGATATCTTCGCTGTCATCGACGATCCGGGTCTTGAAATTCCTCCGCACGACCCAAAAATATCGAAGCCTGGATCCGATTCGTCCGCGATACGCGTCGTTGATGTGTATGATCCTGATCGAGACATCCAAAACACCTTACACAGAGCTGCACAGACGGCAGCCACTACCATAACATATGATGAATTTGAGAACGGGTATTCGCGTCCGGGCGGGGGAACCACCACGCCGCAGGCTCCCGTGCTTGAAGCCTACGCGCTATACAGATCCATCTCTTTGCGCTGGACCAGACAGCAGAATCTATCAAACTTTCTCCGCTACGAGCTGCAAGTCTCGATGGACCAGGAAGAGTGGTACTCCCTCAAAACTGACGGATCCGACTGGAAGAATGAGCTTGACGGTGCGACATTGTGCATCAACGAAAACTTCCTCCATGAGTCTATCCCTCATGTCCTTGACGAAAGCGGGAATCCAACAGGCCGAACCTTGTACTATCGCGTCAGAACAGTCACAAAAGCGGCTCTCCCCTCGGACTGGTCGAATACCGCAACGGCGACGACCGTCGGAATCATCGCCACAGACGTTACACCGGGATCGATCACAACACCAAAGATTGCCTCAGAAGCTATAACATCAGACAAAATTAGAGCCGGCGCCATTGTCGCGGATAAAATATCAGGACTCGATACATTTTTTATGACCATCCATGTCGGTGATGGTAAAGGCGGGGAACTCGCCGGGATCTCAGCCGACGGAGCAAAAAAAACATACATGGACGACGACGAGCTCACGTTCTCAAAAAAGGTAGACGGAGCCTGGAACAAACTATTCCGCATTGGCGGAAACGAGGCGGACCTCACCCCGAGCGCCGGCTATATTAACCTGGATCAGAAAACCCCAGAGGTTGGATGGAAGGGATCTATATCATTTAAGAGGGGATTAAAAAAAGCAACGATAGACTATGACTCTGTGGGGGACTTACTGACGATAGAGCGCGCGTCAGTATTGATGGACTTTAATGGGCAATGGTCCTTTGGAGGGTCGTTTGGATCGTCTATTGCACTCGCAGATAAACAGACATCATTAGCCCCATCTTTGTGCGTCGCCTCAACTATATATTCTCCGTACGCATTATTCCTTATTAAATTGCATAATGGGCTCTATGAGCGACGTGAATTATCAGACGGTACGCTCTCAGATGCTAAGCTTATTATCGAGAGCTTTGATCTATATGATTTAACAGTTGTATATATTGGAAATAATCGCTTTTTAGCTGCTGCTCAAACCGTCGACGCAAAGGCGGTAATGTTTATGGTACGTGATGCTGATGGCACGTGGGGCTCTTTATCCGTAATTCGCTCTACTGCAGACACTGAGACGTTGACTGGTCCAACACTTGCGATTACGAAAGACGGGCGAGTAGATCGGAAGAGCACACGTCTGAACTCCAGTCACACAGTGATCTCGTAT